TAGGCACTCTTAAACATGCTAACGGAGGAACTGACGATGTGTCAGTTACTGTTTTCGCTTGGATGGAGGATGTTGAAGTCTCTATTCCTACATCAGTTGATGCAGCAAATTTACAACCACAAAGTGGTTTTGAAATTCAATCAGGTGATGAGATTAATGAAGCCAATACAACTGGTGTTGTATCAGGACCAGCATCTAAGCTATCAACTATTACTAATATGTTATCTGATGTACCTATTATAGGACCTTATGCTAGTGCAACATCCAAAGTAGCAGGTGGAATAGCTATGGCTGCGCGAGCTATAGGAATGAGTCGACCACCAGTAACAAAGAATGCTGAACCTTATAAACCAGAGGCCGTGTCTAGTTTAGCTTTAACAACTGTACCCGACAGATCAGCTAAATTAACTGTTGATGACAAACAAGAGTTATCAATAGATCCTCGTATTTCAGGTATTGGCGGTGATGACCCTATGGATATCTTGGCTATAGCCAAGAAAGAGAGTTATTACACTAGTTTTATTTGGCCTAAATCAGCGAATATAGGGACAGAGCTATTTGAAGTCAGAGTTCAACCTACTATATGGGCAGAATCTGTTCCTGGTGTAATTCATCTTACTGCGTTGGGTTATGCATCTATGCCATTTACATATTGGACAGGTACACTTAAATTTCGATTTCAAGTTCAAGCGTCCGCTTATCACAAGGGCAGATTGCGTATAGCTTATGATCCTAATTGGCTTGATGCAAATGCAGCATCACTTGGTGAAGATATGATTTCGAATTACACTCAGATCATTGATCTAGCCAATACTACTGATTTTACTATATCTGTGACACAGGGACAAACTACATCTTTAGTTGGTCATTTTTATCCAGGTGAAAATGTTGTTTCTGAATGTTATCATGGACATGATGGTGTTACACCACCACTTCCATATACAGCTAAAGAAAAATTTGTTACGAATGGTGTGCTTGGTGTTACTGTTCTTAATGAACTTACAACGCCTAGCTCTACTATAAACAATGA